GCCCACATCGAAGGCGCGGCCGCCGCTGTACTTCCGGCCCTGACCGCCGAGCACGCCGGCACGGTCACCGCCGCCGCCGAGCTCGCCATCGACTTGCCTGCTCTGGCCGCGCCCCTCACCGCCCAGGCCACTGCCGACGCCACCCTGGCGTCCACCCTGCCCGCACTGGCCGCCGTCGCCGCAGGCACAGTCACCGACACCCCGGCCGGCGTCGCCGATGTGACGCTGCCGCCGCTCACCGCCACCCTGGCTGGCGCCATCTCCGCTGCCGCCGTCCTCGACGCGCCGCTGCCCGCTCTCGAAGCGGCTGCGGTCGGCGAGAACACCGTCACCGCCCAGCTCCCCGCGGCGCTCCCCCCGCTGACAGGCGACCTCGCCGCAGGCGTGAGCACCGACGGCACCTTCGCCGCCGCCCTGCCCGCCCTGACCGCCGACGTCGCAGCCGACGCCCGCATCGCCGCCGCTTTCGGCGCAGACCTCCCCGCGCTCGGCGCCGCAGCAGCCGGGCAAGCGACCGCCTACGCCGACCTGGACGGCGCGCTGCCGCCGCTGGCCGCCGAGATCCACGCGGAAACCCACGGCGACGGCGCACTCAACGCCCTCCTACCCGCGCTGTCCGGGCAGATCGAAGGCGCCGCCCACATCGCAGGCGACGTCGACGCCGGCCTACCGCCACTCACCACCGCCATCAACGGCAGCCTCACCGCGCGCGGACCACTCACCGTCCCGCTACCGCCACTCACAGCCCTCCTACAGGGCGCCCCGATCCTGCCCCACGGGACGGTCGACGCCCGCCTGCCCGCCCTCGTCGGCGCGCTGGCCGGAACATCGGCCGCCGTCGACCTGCCGAACGTTTCCAACCGTCCCGGACCGCCCGCCCTCAGCTGGCCCGCCGGGAGTCCGCAAGTAGCCGGCTCCGCCGGTAAGCCGTCGCTCATCTGGTCCGCTGGCCCGCCGCGATTGAGGGGTGCGTAGTGGCCTACATGCCTGCCTCCTCGAAGGAGGAGCTGCGCGTCCCCCACAACCAGGGCGCCACCGCCTACCCGGTCGAGATTGCGATCGTGTTGGATGATGCGGGCGAGCCCGCAGACGGCGACTACCACGCCGCCGCCTGGGATGGCCGGGACGCGGTGCTGCTGATCGGCGCGGACAGTCCGGTCCCGCTCGACGCGGGCGAGTACGCGGTGTGGACGCGCTTGGACGCTGGCGTGCAGCGGCCGGTCCGCCGGTCGGGCACGTTGACGGTGGGCACGCCGTGACCCGCCACCTGCGTCGCTGGGGCGCCGTCTACATCCTCGCCGTGCTGTTCGCCGGGTCGTGGATCGGTCAGGCGGTCGCCATGCAGCCGGTCATCGCCGAGGAGGGCTGGAGCGTCTTCTGGGCCGCCACCTTCGAGAACTGGCAGTCGGAGTACCTGCAGCTCGTCGTGCAGGCCGTGCTGCTGCTCGGCTTCAAGCATGCGCTGTTCCGCGCCGACGCCGAGGATCTGGAGCGCATCGAGGCTAAGCTCGACCGGCTGATCCAGCGTGGTGGGTCGTGACTGCGACGCTCAGCCCGTGGGAGGCCGCAGCCCGCCACTTCCAGGTAACTCCCCGCAAATGGGCGTCGCCCGGGGCGATGGCTGCCGCGCTCGACCCGACGCACCGGCAGACCGCGATGCTCGACCTGATCGACCGCGAACTCGTCGACCTGTTCGACGGGGCCGACGACTGCAACCTCATGATCTTTTGTCCGCCGCAGGAAGGGAAGTCGCAGAAGGTTTCCCGCCGCACCCCGGCCTGGCTGCTGTCCCACGACCCGACGCTGCGCATCGCGATCGTCTCCTACCAGGCGAAGAAAGCCGAACGGTGGGGCAAAGCCGTACGCCGCGACATCGCCAACCACCCCGAACTCGACATCACCCTCATGTCGGACTCCCGGGCATCCGACGACTGGGAGACCACCGCAGGCGGCGGCATGGTCAGCGTCGGAATCGAAGGCGGCATCACCGGCCTCCCCGCAGATGTGCTGATCATCGACGACCCGGTACGCGGCCGAGCCGAAGCGGAATCTCCGACCTACCGCGAAGCGGCGTGGGACTGGTGGGAAAGCAACGGCTCCACCCGCCTCTCCTCACGCGGCCGCGTGCTGCTAATGATGACCCGCTGGCACGAGGTCGACCTGGCCGGGATGCTGCTCAAGCACGAGCCCGGGTCGTGGCGGGTGGTGTCGATCCCGGCCATCGCGTGCGCTGGCGATCCGCTGGGCCGCCGCCCGGGCGAGGAACTCGTCTCCGTGCAGCGGCGCAAGCGCGGACACTTCACGGAGCTGCAGGCGAAGCGTTCGGCGTACGCGTTCAACTCGATCTACCAGCAGACGCCGACCGCCGCCGAAGGCAACTTGTTCAAGCGGCAGGACTTCCGGTACTGGCAGCGTATGCCCGCCGACCGGGCCTGGCACGACGTCATGGCCGGCCAGCGCGTCGATCTCGGTAGCCGCGCGGTGATGCTCGGCGACTGCTGGCGGTTCATCACCGTCGACCTGGCCGCCAGCAAGAAGACGAGCGCGGACTGGACTGTCGCGTCCGCGTGGGCCATCTCCCCGGACGGCGACCTGATCCTGCTCGACCGTAACCGGGGCCGGTTGGAGGAGGCCGAGCATTGGGATCATGTGCGGCCGCTGCAGCAGCGGTGGCATGCGGACACGGTGTTCATCGAGCAGTCGTTCATCAGCACGACTCTGGCGGTGGACGCGACTGCGGCGGGTATCCCGGTGCAGCCGTTGACGGCGGACACGGACAAGATCACGCGTGCGATTCCGGCGACGAACCGGATCCGGCAGGGTCGAGTGTGGTTTCCGGCGCATGTTGATTGGCTGGACGAGTGGTGCGACGAGCTCGCGAGCTTCCCCTCCGCCGCGCATGACGACCAGGTGGACACGCTCTCGTACGCGGCCCGGGTGGTGTCGGCGCACTGGCTGCCGTCGGAGACCGCTGAGCAGGTGAATGCTCGGCGCGCTCCGGCTGCGGTGGATGACGTGATCGGGCAGGCGTACGCGGCGGCGACCGGCGGCAGCAGCCTCGACTTGATGAACCTCAACTACTGAGCGGGGTGAACACCGACATGGCTAGCGCCCCCACCCGCGACATCGGGCACCTCGACCAGCACTACGGCCTGTGGCTGGGCGACTGGCTCGAACTCATCCCCGACCTCATCTGGCCCAACAGCGTCCAGACGTACGCGCGGATGCGGCACGACCCGCAGTTGACCGCCGTCCTCGCCGCCTACACGCTGCCCATCCGCCGCGCGACGTGGGCGATCGACCCGGCCGGATGCCGCGACGAAGTCGTCCAGCTTGTCGCCGACGACCTGGGCCTGCCCATCCTCGGGACCGATGCCAAGCCCGGCCCGGCCCGCAGGCGCGGCGTCCGCTGGGCCGACCACGTCCGCCTCGCGCTCGGCTCCCTCACCTACGGGTTCGCGCCGTTCGAACGCCGCTACGAGATCCGCGACGGCCGGGCCCGGCTGGTCAACTTGGGCGAGCGGCTGCCGCACACCATCGGCGCGATCAACCTGCACCGCGACGGCACCATCCGGTCGATTCAGCAGGACATCGCCCCGGCATCCTCGCCGATTCCGGCTGACCGGCTCGCCTGGTACGTCCACGAGCGGGAGGGCGCCAACTGGGCCGGACGCTCCATCCTGCGCGCCAGCTATGGGCCGTGGCTGCTCAAGCACGAAGTCTGGCGCGTCCACGCCACGTCGATCCGCCGGTTCGGGATGGGCGTCCCATCCGTCACCGCCCCCGTCGGCGCCACCCCCGGCCAGGTGGCCGAAGCCCAGCGCCTCGCCTCGGCGATGCGCGTCGGTGACCAGTCCGGCGCCGGCCTGCCCAACGGCTTCCAACTGGCGATCACTGGCATGACCGGGTCGGTGCCGGACGCGATGGCGTTCATCCACTACCTCGACCAGCAGATGTCCAGGTCGGCGCTGGCAGGGCTGATGGACCTCGGCGACACCAGCAACGGCTCCCGCGCGTTGGGCCAGTCGTTCCTCGACCTGTTCCTCCTCAGCTTGCAAGCCGTCGCCGATGAGATCGCCGACACCGCCACCGCAGGCCAACCCGGCATCCCCGGCATCGTCACCCAGCTCGTCGACTACAACTGGGGCGAAGACGAGCCCGCACCCCGCATCGTCGCCCCCGACGTCGGCGACCGCCACGAAGTCACCGCCGAAGCCCTCGACCAGCTCATCACCTGCGGCGCCATCACCCCCGACCCCGAGCTCGAAGCGTACGTACGCACCTCGTGGAAACTCCCCGAGCGCTCCACGACGGCACTGCCGACGCCCACACCCCAACCCGAGCCCGCACCGGCACCTCAGGCCCGCCGTCGGCCACGCACCCCGCGCTCACGCCGACCCCGCGCCGCCGCCGAGGAGGGCAGCACACGCCGCCAGCTCACCCTCGCCGAGAACGACTCCGGCATGGACCCGGCCGCGATCCAGCAGGCGTGGCAGGAAGCCCTCGACGGGCTGCTCGCCGACTGGCAGGACATCTCCGCCGACTGGCGGGCCGACCTCGGCGAGCAGATCGAACAGGCCCTCGAAGACGGCGACCTCGAAGCCCTGGCCGCCATGACCCTCGACAGCACGGCCGCCGCGGCGCTGCTCACCGCAGCCATGCTCGCGCTAGCCGGTACAGCAGCTGACCAGATGGCGGCCGAAGCCGAATCCCAGGGCGTCCAGGTTGAGGCTCCGCCCGCAGATGAGGAAACGCTGGGCGCGGTCGCTACGGCGATCGCCGTCCTACTCGCCGTGTGGCTCGCAGGGGCAGCCGCTCGTGAGGCGCTCCGCCTGGCCGTACCCGGCGCGGCCGCCGGCGCCGTCGCCGCCGCGGTGGTGGCGTTCCTGGCCGGCCTGTCGGACCGGTTCCTCAAAGACCAGCTCGGCGCCGCACTCTCCCAGGCCCAAGCCAGCGGCCGGTTCGCTGTCCTGCACGACGTCCCGGTAGCGGAGTACGTCAGCAGCGAGGTGCTCGACTCCTCTACCTGCGGGCCATGCCGCGATGTGGACGGCACCACCTTCGCCGACCTTGACGCCGCAGAGGCCGCGTACGGCAACGGCAGCTACATCCACTGCGAGGGCGGCATCCGGTGCAGAGGCACCGTGATCGCCCTCTGGAACGACTAGGAGACCGTGGTGAAGCAGCCCTGGCGACCGCCCCGCGCGGGCGGCGACTGGTACCGGATCGTCAACCAGGCCGACGATGCCGCTGAGGTCGTCATCTACGACGAGATCGGCTGGTGGGGCACCACGGCGGCGAGCTTCATGGATGAGCTCAAGCAGATCACCGCAGGCCGGATCACGCTCCGCCTCAACAGCCCGGGGGGCGATGTCTACGACGGCGTGGCCATCATGAACGTGCTGCGATCCCACCCGGCCACCGTCACCACGCATGTCGACGGGTTGGCCGCGTCCATCGCCAGCGTGATCGCCCTGGCCGGGGACCGGATCGTCATGCAGCCGGGCTCCACGATGATGATCCATGACGCCAGCGGCTTCTGCTACGGGCAGGCGCCGGACATGCGCGAGCTCGCCGACATGCTTGACCGGCACAGTGACAACATCGCGTCGCTGTACGCGGAGCGTGCTGGTGGCACGGTCGCGGAGTGGCGTGAGCGGATGCGCGGCGAGAGCTGGTTCTCGGCTGAAGAGGCGGTCGCTGTCGGCCTGGCCGATGAGGTCGGGCAGCGCCGCAACGACGATGCCGACCCGGTCGTCACGAACTCGTGGGACCTGGCCAGCAGGTTCCGCTACCCCGGCCGCTCCGCCGCTCCCGCGCCGGTGCTGGCCATACAGACTCCCCCGGCCGAGCCGGCCGCGGGGCCCCAAGAAACCCAGGAGGGGGACACCATGTCCACTCTGACCGAGGGGCTGCGTGAGCGGCTCGGCATCGCTGATGACGCCGAGCTCGACGACGACGCCCTGCTCGACGCGGTCGACCAGGCTCTGGCCGAGCGTGCCGAGCCGTCCACTCCGGAGCCTGCCCCGGCGCCGGAGCCAGTGGCCGCTCGCGTGCCGGACGGGATGGCGCTCATCGATGAGGCCACCCTGTCGGAGCTACGCGCCAGCGCGGCCGAAGGTGTGGCGGCCCGGACGCAGCAGCGGGCCGAGGCCCGCGACCAGGCGCTCAACGACGCCATCCGCGTCGGCAAGTTCCCGCCGGCCCGGCGCGACCACTACGCCAAGGCGTGGGACGCCGACCCGGACGGCACCCGCCAGCTGCTCGACTCTCTCGCCGAGGGCCTGGTGCCGCTCGCCGATGTCGGCCAGCCCGGCGGCGAGCCGACCGACGCCAGTGCGGTCGACGCGGACTTCGACCGCCTCTTCTCCACCCCCGGGAGGGCCTGATCATGGCCGACTACCTGCCCGTCTACACGCCTGCTGAGGTCGCCACCTTCACCGCGTCCGCGGCCATCACCGGCGGCCAGCTGCTGCACGTGTCCGGCAACGGCACCGTTTCCCCGGCCCCCGCGGGTAGCGCGGCGTGGATCGGTATCGCCTCCGGTGACGCCGCCTCCGGCGCCCGCGTCTCCGTGTTCTGCCGCGGCACCGTCCACGAGTCCACCGCCGCCGGCGCCATCACGGCGGGCGCGCAGCTCGCCACCGGCGCGGCCGGCACCGTCGCCACCCTGGCTGCCGCCGCCGGCGCGGCCGCGGGCGACATCAACAACGCGAGGGGCGTCGTCGGCGTCGCTCTCACTACGGCCGCCGATACGGCGCTCGTCCGCTGGATGGCCTGGTAAGGAGCCTTCGAGATGCCTGTTAACCCGTACGCTCCGCCGAGCCTGGCCGGTGACCTGCTCACCATCCACCGGCTGCTCGCGTCGCCGACGCAGATTCAGCGGCGCCTGCAGACCATCACCGACATGCGGTTCATCTCCGACCAGATCCTCACCCAGCGCTTCCGCTCCAGCGGCGGCGCGGTGCTGTACGAGGTCAGTGAGCCGATCTTCAACGAC